TCTCAATCGGTCAAGTCCTTACTACAGAGGCAAAACAACACTATCGAAAGATGGTTATACTCGAGACTATAAGCGTTAGCGCCGGCATTAAAACTGGGGTAGCTGCTCTTGCGGGCAGTGCCACTCGTGCTCTTTGGCGGGCGTGGTCTCAGCAGATCGGCACTTTTCTGGTCAATAGTTACACTGTTAATTATCGATCAGAGTTCACGAATGCAGTTCGGCAACGCCTGGTCTTCTCACCATGTAATGGTTTTAGAGCAGGAATTGTTTCGAATCATGCACACGTCCATGAAGCTGACATGCGGTGTCAAGCTACTAAAACATTGTCAATGTTCCTCAAACACTACAATGAACATTATGCAAGGTACAGGAACTTTGTTCCTTTACGGCGTTATGATGTCTCCACTTCAACTAGAGAGGTACAATTTGACGTTGACGGTGATAGACTGGTATATGGAGATTCTGATCTTGGACTTCCGTTGCGCTATGACAGTTTGACAGAGAATCACGTTGTGACCATGGTTGACGTTGATTACTATCTGGACGATTTTAGTCGTTACGCAAACAATCCAATAATGATTAGTACGGCAATTCCCTCTGGCATATCTGGTAGGTATAAAGGTTCGACGTATCGTTACACGTCACCTAGCACTTACGAAGAAACCGTAGCAGGTGGGGCCAAATATGTGTCAGGACTTTGGGATTATTCCCCGGACTTGGTACGTATCAACTCCAAATTCTGGGGCTTCCAAACAGGGTTCACTATAATGAAAGTCGAGAAAATCTCACAACCAGACACTAACAATAGGTATATTGTGAGTCTAATTCCGAAAGTAAAGAGCTACTTGCCATATTGGTTACACAAAATCGTTGTTTGGATCTCTGGCATGTCATACGAATATGGCGCTGTCGAAGAACTAAGCAGGGTTGATAACGTTATGCGCGTTGGCGAATACTTAGTAGGAAGATTTGCACGAACATTTACCAAGGAAGACGGCAAGAAATGTGTCACGGAAACAGTACAAATTCGACACGCTGAATCCAATGCTCCAGACAACATAATAGTCAACGAAGAATTGTTCCAGGCTTTGTGTATCCAAGCCAAAACTGCAAATAATCACACACTTGGAGACACATCACGCATCATTAACGAAAATATGGGAAACGACAAACTGTCTTCAGCGAAGAAAACTCTACTACATGATTGCGTTGTCAAACTGGTTGGTGCACGCACTGATTTGTTTAAGAAGCGCATCAATTACCAAATCGTTCCTGAAGGTAGCGTACGACCGTATGATCGTATGAACAAGTATAAACCGACTTCCAAGCACGTGGCTCAATCACTTCTGCATGATGATGACTTGGCAGTATCACCTTGCAGGTCTCACATGAACGACACGGCTGGAATACATGGTCGTATTGATCTTGTTAAGAATGAAGTAGTACCAAACGCAAAATTCTTTGATTATGCTAAGGAATTCGTTACAATAGTAGCTTCGATGCCAGGCGGCAATCCATGTCGCTATCGCATGTTTTTGGGTGACAGCAGACGACAATTCAATCATTTGCACCCAGTGGACATAAGCGTAGTGGACGCTCAGCAAAACCTACCAAACCAAAGGCTGAGACGTGAACGCGAACTCCGGCACGCCGGAACGCCAAAACAGAAATTGAAGGTATTTCCGAAAATGGAAAATTACGCCAAGGCTTCTGATCAAAGGGGCATTACGACAGTGACAACAAGCCACACTCGTAATTTGTCCTGCTATGCTTACGCGGCATCAGATCATTTGAAGAAGTTCTTTGGGCCTAATGGTTACCAAGGCACCTGGATGTTACCAGGTTGTAAACCAGTCGAGATTGCCGATGCTGTGCACTTATTTGTTAAGACGCACGATGGCAAGGTGATCGAAACTGACTATTCCAGATTCGATGGGACCATATCGATATTCTTGAGGCAACACGTGGAATTCGCAGTTCTACGGAAGATGTTCGCAAAGGATTACCAGAAAGAGTTGGACAGGCTCTTGGCTGGTGAGATCAATCAAAACGCAACCACAATGTACGGTGTGAAATACAACACCGGAGGTTCGCGTCTGTCCGGGTCTCCATTAACCACGATCGGCAATACTCTGATCAATGCTTTTATCGCTTATTGCGGCCACAGAATGAATGGAAATTCTTGTAAAGTTTCCATGAAGATGGTTGGACCAAAATATGGTGATGATGGTATTGATTATGATTGTGATCACATCCGAGAAGCAGCGGAAACGTGTGGATTGAAAATGAAAATAATTAAACCGGATAGTCCAGGTAAGGTTGGATTTCTCGGTCGTATCTATCCTGATGCGGTTAATTATAATTATAGTCATTTTGACGTTATGCGCGCTTTGAAGAAAATACCTGTTGTCGTGAATGGCGGTGTACCTCCGAAGGTAGGACTTGCTAGGAAAGTTGCTGGATATCTGGCAGCTGATCCATGTACACCGATTTTATCAAACTACTGCAGGGCGCTGCAGAGAATATATAATATAGACCCAGCACTTGAGTTCAAGGTAGCCAGCAGTGAGGAGCGGTTTCTGCAAATAATGCGGAGTCCTTGGCCTTGTGCAAACGGCGTAATGGACTGCGAAGCAACGGACGTAGCTATCGCAAAACAATTCGATCTAACCGTTGATGAGATGACTCGTCTGGATACTGCGTTAAGCGAGGTCAAGACAGAAAATGAATTGGCCTTGTTGCAGTTTGACAGGCCATTCTCGGAGGTTATAACTGACGCCAACATTATCTTCCATGACGAGTCTCCGGAAGGAGGCAGGGAGTAGTTCAAAATTACGCAATATGAATAGCAATGGTAAAGCGAAGTCGCCTCTAATGGTGCTCGCACAAAACGGAATGGTGCTAGTGGCAACACGATGCGCCAAATTAGTGGGCAGGTTGCTATCGCCAATAATGGTGGTAACAGCAGGCCAATTCAAAACAAGCTCACGACGCTTTCTGGATCTGATTTTCTTACTACAATAGAAGTCACTCCGAATCCGTCTGTTAGTGAGCGCATCTTGAAAGTGCTGCCAATAAGTCCTTCTGCCTTTCCTGGAACCAGACTGACACAAATGTCGCAGTTATGGGAATTCTTTAAGTTTACGAAATTCCATGTGCGATATGTGCCGGCCGTTCCAACAACTTTAGCTTGCCAATTGGTGTTGTATTTGGATCTCGACCCTACTGATGATCCGACTATAATCACTGATCCAGACTCGCTGATTAGACAGGCAGTGGCACAAACGGGCTCGCAGCAGTGGAATTTCCATACTCCAAAGGTGATTCCGCTCGCTATGCGGTCTGATAGGCAATTCTACTTCACTGGGCTGGACAAACAAAATGTTCGGTTTAGCCAACAAGGTGTCGCTTATTTAGTTCAGGTTACTAGTCCAATCAACTTTAATGGAGAACCAATCCAGTCGAAATTGGAGGCTGGTTCACTCTTCATTGACTGGACAGTACAATTTAACATCCCGCAAATCAATCCCTCTGCAGCGATAACCACTTCACCAACATCAGACAATCCGCCGTTAACAGTGGACTTATCTGATGCTACTGGTGGCGGAGAAACGTATGACGTGTTAGGCTTACGGCCTCGCACGTTCTATGTTATTAGTCATCGTGTGTGGTTCACCGATACTTTCATCGGGACTCTGAGTTGCGCGGCACCTGGCCGTATCTACGCCACGTACAGGTTTTTACCTGGTAGTATACGTGTTAATGAAGGGCCAGATTCTAGTGACATCGGACACACAGTGGTGCAATCTAACGACTTAGGCACCATCGAAAACCTCAACATCTCCGTGTCTCAAGGGACACTTGATGTGTTCGATAAACATGAGCTTGTTATATCTAGTGTGTACGAAGAGCCACCAAGCTCTAGTACAAGTTTCAGACCTTCAAGGCGTGTGTTGAAGCAATTTTCTGTTGCTGAAACCGTGCCTGAAGACTGGGACGTTCAACCGTTTGAGCTACCACGGAGTAGCGACTAAGCATACCGTGCTTTAAGTGAGGTTGGATGGTCTTGACGCGTGGGACGCGGCCCATTTCACACATGGGTGCAACCGGTTCGACTCCGGAAGCCAACCTCCGCTGTGTTGTAAGTATTCCTCACACACAGTCTCC